AAACACATTGAATATTGCAGGTGCCGGTAGAACCAATGACATTTACAACGTTGATGAAGGCAAAATCATATTAGGTAGCACCAGCAACGTTGGTATCACAGTAACACCAGATAGTAATTTTGTTACAACTGGTAATGTATTTGAATTAAGCAATACACTTACAAATATAAACAGCATTGCCACAGAAAGTGGTCAAAACATGAGCTTGATTGCGGAAGACAAATTCCAGCTCGTTGAACCATTTAGTGGAACAAACACCAATATTGGTAACATCAATGGTGAAGGTTATACACTGATTAATGACACAGCCGGTGCTGGCACCATATTAGGTGCAACATATACTCACAGTGGCAGTGGTGAACTTGATGGTGTTGCAGTAAGTGGATCATTCACAACAGGTTCCACAGTGTTCACAATCAATGCGGCAACTGAACTTGCTAACTGTTTTAATAATACTGGTGGAGCACCAACTGCAATTAGTGGTGGTAATGCAAATGCAACTGCATTAAACAAAGTTGTGCAATACAGTGTTCCAGATACACAAGGATGTAGTCTTGCCACAGTAGGTACTACTAAATGGCCATTACCTGAAAGTGCTTATGTTGTGAGTGCAAACGCAACTGCTATTGTGTTCAGTGAACCAGCTGGTGTAAATTATACATACGGTAATGCAACTCCAATAGCAATATTAAGTGGTGCTGTTGATACACAATCAGGGCAAACATTCTCACATTTTACCAATTATGACTTCTTTGGATCAGGTTCAAAGACAAGCATATTCTTCTACAATGCATATGGTCAAGACAACTATGGTTATCCAAACACAGGACCAATTGAAAGTGACTTTAACTTCTCTGTAGACACCAGCAGTGATTACAACATTGACTTTAGTGGTGCTGGTGCTTACTATAGACAGAGAACCAAGTTAGACATCGACAGAGGTGTTCTCAACTTACCAGATGGTTTGACTATTGGTGCAAATACCAATATGACAAACAGAGCCGCAGATGATGTTGGAACATCATTTGGTATCAACATGGTGTGGGATGGCACAGAAGATTATAACGCAAAATACGGTATTCCTTCGAATTCACTGTTACCAACTGTGTTGTTGAAGAACTACACTGACAACACTTATGCTGTAAGCAACAAAGGCAGAGCTGGTCCAAGGATCATGTTCAGCAGTGCAAACGGCAACATTGCAGATAATCCATATGATGCATATCCCAGAGATGGACAAGAGATAGGTAGACTGTTATGGCATGGCACAACTGATCAGACTTTAATTCCTTCTACTGTTAATCCACCTGCATTTATAAGTGTAACAGCGGCTACAGATTGGGACTCAAGCACAGCAAATACTAATTCAACAAACATGTATTTTGCTTCTAAGAGTTCAGCAGGAACTTTGCTTAACAGTCCAGAAGTATTCCTTGCTTATCAAGATGGTAAGGTGATATTAGCTGGTGGTGCAGATACAACTTCTGTAAACAAAGGCATACATCTTGCTCCTGCTAAAATCACAGCTGGTGATGCACATGACACTTATGTAAACATAGGCACATCTGATCATGAATGGTTAACTGTTAACTATGCTAACACAAGCGGTGTATCTGGTGGTCAAACAGGTAGTGAAGTTGTTGTTAGACAAGGTTACAACAGTGGCAGTGCAGGCGATATTAAATTTGCAATCAAGCGTGATAATATAAGCGCATCACAAGTTACAGCAGATCTTGATTCGTTAGGCATTGGCGGTGCATTCTTCCCAGGTAACTATGGTGGATTGGATGCAGATGATGTTATTGTGTCAGTATATGAATGGGTTACTGCTGGTAACACAATGACATTTGAAAGTGGCATGGCAATGACTTTTGCTGGTGTCCAAGGTCCAGGTAATGCAAATATTAATGGACAAACATTCTACATGGATGGCACTGATCCATTTGGTGCTGGTGATTCATTTACCATATTCACAGATGCCGCATTGACAACACCAGCCAGCTTTAGTGGTTTAGGTATTAGTGAAGGCAACACAGGCGAAGGTAATGTAACATTTACTCCAACAGCAGTAAGCGGTGTAGAATATAAATGGGATCTAAACAGTGCAACTTCAGATCTTGCATTCAAAGTAGATGATACCACAAAGATCACATATCATGAAAATGGTAATGTTACATTTGCTAACAACATTTCTTATGCTAACCAAACAAATGGTACTGTAACATCCGTCGATAGTGGTGCTGGTTTAACAGGTGGCCCAATTACTGGCAGTGGTACACTGGCAATTGGACAAGGCTATGGTATCACAGTAAATGCTGATGATATTGAACTTGACAATGCGGCAGTGCAAGCACAAGCAAATGCGTTGTTTAATAGCAAGACCAGTGATGACTTAACTGAAGGTGCTACTAACTTATACTTCACCACAGACAATGCAAACACTGCTATTGGCAACTACACTGGCAACATGACAAATGTTGGTTATATTACACCAAGTGATATAAAATTAGACAAGTTCCAAGAGACAGTGAGCAACACAGCAACCACAACTGGTAATGTGTTCTTGAATGTGCGAGACAATGGCACAGTGTTTAGATTAAACACCACAGGCAATTGTACATTGGTGTTAAGCAACCCAAGTGAAGGTAGCTCATTTACCTGTATTATCACATATGGTGGTGCACACACTGTGGGGCATACAGGCAGTTGGAAATTTGCAGGAGGCAACAAAACATTCAGTAACACATCAGGTAAGATTGATGTAGTTAGCGGATTCTATGCTGGTGGACAAGCATACGTTAGCTTAACAACGGATTATTCATAATGCCTTTTAGTGCAAGATCGGGATTTTTATTTCAAATATCAGGTGCTCCGGCACCTGGTGGCGATCCTGCATGGAATGAATGGACATTGGCTAATGCATTAAGTGTAGCAAGCACATGGACTGCAACAACATCACCCACAGCAAATACCACATACAGTCACAGTGATTTTGGCTCACTACAATATCGTAGTGCAGTGTTACACCCTAATGGTAAGATATATTTCTTACCACGTAACAGCACAGCAGGTGTTATTGAATTTGATGTGTCAGCAAAAACATTTAGTACACAAACGTATGGTTTGATATATCCAGCAGTTGCCAAATATCACACTGCTATACTTGCACCTAATGGTAAAATATATGGTATACCATTTAGCACAAGTAATTTCCTTGTGATAGATCCTGCTAATAATTATGCAGAATTTAACACATTTGGAACATCACTAACTGGTAGTGTTATGTATTCAGGTGCCGCATTGGGCACAGATGGTAAAATATATGCTGTACCACAACAAGCAGACAAAGTATTGGTGTTAGATCCTAATGCAAACACAGCATTTGAAGCAACATATGGTGTAACATTTGTAGGAACTAACAGTTATATTGGTGCTTCAATTGGCAGTGATGGCAGAATATATGGTGCGCCTTATGATGATAATGCTGTGCTTGTGATTGATCCTGCAAGTAACACAGCAATTAAAAGCACATACAGCAGTTCAAGTCATTGGAATACTGCAAGTGGTTTCCAAGGTTGTGCAATGGGAGCAGATGGTAAAGTGTATTTTGCAAAACATAATGCAACTAATGTAAGTGTTTTAGATCCATCAAGTAATACCAGTTATACGTTAAGTGGTGCGGCTAAGAGCATTGGTGCACATATGGGTGCAGATGGTAATGTGTATCTTATGCCATTTAATCAAACAAGTGTTAGCAAAATTGACATATATGCAAACAGTATATCAACATTTGCAGGTAGCAGTAACTACTTTGGTGGTGCAATGGGCACAGATGGTGTAATTTATGCTACACCAGATAACAACACTAATTTGTTAGCAATTGATACCAAAGGCACAGGCACAGCAAATGCTAACTTGATCATAAGTCCATATATTAACAAAGGATCGCACTAATGGCAAACGAAGTATGGTATTACAGATATAAATTAGATACAGGACAATTTTGGGGTGCAACACTTGACCCTAATGATGATGTAACATGTGGCACAACACAAACAGAACCGTTGCCATATGATGAATTAACACAAGATTTGTACTGGACAGGTACAATATGGGAAATCCAGGAGATATGAAGATGACCACTGAAGATATGTTGAAAAAAGAAATAGCAAATTTACAATTACAAGTTCACAATGCTTATGTGAGAATAGCAGAATTACTTGAAGCTGAAAAAGCAAATGTTTCACAAGCAATTGAACAAGACTTATGGGAGATAGATCAATGCCAGTTCAAAGAGTAAAAGGTGGATACCGTTGGGGTAAAACAGGCAAAGTATATCCCACAAAAAAACAAGCAGAACGCCAGGGTAGAGCTATTAGAGCAAGTGGCTATGGAAAGAAGAAATGAAACCAACAGCAGAATACAGCAAAGAACAATTAATACAGCATGTGATAGATAATTGGACAGTAGATTATCCGCTTACTAAAATTGTTTATATTAGAAAAATACACACCGGTGAAATTGATACTTTTGCAAAGTTAGAAGAACAATTTCGCATAGTATAGGAGGTTAACATGGCTTATCACAGCGGTAAAAAGAAGAAAAAGAAAAAGAGCAAGTAATGGACACTATACTTGTTGTACCATATGGAGACAAAACCATTAACACATGGAGACTGTTTCTGTGTGCAACAAGTTATGAAGCATTTGTTTATACCTGTAAAGATAAAACCAGTGAATGGTTAGAACACAAATGCAAACAACTAAACGACACAGATCACAAAAGCGTTTGGACGTGGGATAATGAACCAGTTCCTGTGCTTATACAACATGAAAAATAATGTATAGGAAATAACATGAATAAAGTTAAAAGAATTACAACACAGGATCTACATGCTGAGATAGATCGAATTAAAGAAAATCATTTGGTGCATATTCATGACTGTATTCACAGAATCGAAGGTGAAGTCAAAGACAACAGAAAAATGTTTACTGAACGCATGGATCGTTTAGACAATCGCATTTGGTGGATAATGGGATTCACAGTGACCACACTTGTAACAGTGCTGGCTGCTTTTGTTTCACAGTAATGAACAACAAGCCACAAAATCTATGGCACCGCCTTGCTCGTTTTTTCGCACGAGCAACATACAATGGTGCTTGTCTTGAATACTGCCCACACAAATTTGACAATTACATAACTGTAAAAAATCCCCCACCCGAATATTTTAACACAAACAGCACAAATTTGCATAGATTTGTGTATGCAATATGGAATAATCAACCTCTAATCACAGAAGATGTTATAATGCACACTTGTGATAACAGAATATGCATAAATCCACGCCATTTGAAGTTAGGTACCATTCAAACCAACAACGCCGATCGCACCAAAAAGGCAAGAGCCGCTAAAAATAACAAATAATTATCGTTTTTCTTGCTATTTTTTTACATATCTGATAAATAAAATAGAGTATTAAGGAGATATGTAGATATGGCAAGAAAAATACCACCAAAAAACCCTTATGGGCCACAAGACGATACCAACTTCAAAAGATTGTGGGGAGAATCAGCAATCGATTTAGCGGCACGAGAAGGTGTCACTGTAGATGCTATTCACATGCGAGTGTACAAGTGGAAATCACCATGGCAACGCAAAAGCAAACCCACAATATGTGAAGTATTACACGGCAAAACACTGCCCGAAATAGCCAGAGAATTGCAATCACACCCATCTTCTGTGCATCAACGTGCACAAAAGTACCGTGATGCATACTGGCAACCACCATTCCCACGCAAGAAAAAATATGTTGCAGAAACACTCAATGAAGTGATTGATCGCTACGATGACAGGACTTGGCTAATGCCAGAACATCCTGATTATGAAGACTTTTTTAGTAGGAGAGGCCACAATGAAAATAAAGAATAAAAGCATTTATTTGCCAGACAGTCATGTTAATGGCATCACAAAAACAGTGTACTACAGACGCATACCTGGTAATGTTAAAAATCACATCAAGTTAAACAGTGATGATGAGCAATACATATACAGTTGGTTAAACAGATTTGTTGTAGACATTGTGAACAAGCAGTTCATCAACAAAGAGCTGTATCGTGCTTGCACTGCTATTGATCGAGACTTTCCATATGGCGGATTGAACAACCCAAACAGCATATTGAGTTATGCAAGTGGATTGTGCAGTAACAAGTATAGGAATCCATCAGAAGATCTAACACAAAAACACATCAAGCATGTGGAACACCTGTTCCTCATCATGTATAATCTATATGAAGGATTGTTTGACAAGCGTGAATTGGGTTATGACTTTTGGAGTGGTCAAGAAAATGCTTGTGTGTGCAAATTACTGTTTGTAGAAGCATAAAAAAAGCCCCTTGTTGCAAGGGGCTAAATTATGAGCTAAGAGATTTTAAATTTATTATTAATATACAGAAAATCTATGAATAATAAAAAAGAGCAGATCACACCTTTTTTGGAGTATTCATTATAAGAGGCCACTCTGTAATGAATCATTGATGTGATAGTCGGCAAACATGACATCATGAGATGATAATGATCTGCTCTAATAGTATTTAGCATAAAGACTCAAAAACCGGGTACTTTTTGGACATCGATGATAAGTAATATTACTCAAGGCATACATGGCAATACAAACAAAACAATATCACAAACAGAACATAAGGTTAGCCACCGGATATTAAGGCACAGGTCAAAGGCAGTGATTTTGGTAACTGCACCTGAGAAATGTTGAGACACTCCCACTGGAGTTAAGTATTAACATAGATTGTATTCTGTTCAATCGCAAACACTATATGTGCATAAAAAGTATAACATTTGGAACGAAGTTATACACCTGTATACAGGGTGTCGATGTAGGTGGGGAAAGGTCAGAGCCCATTGCACAGTGTATAAACAAATACCTACTTCCGAAGGACTTAGACGGCGAATCATCAAGTCTTTTTTAAAAGGAGCCTTGCAGTAGGTTCCTTCTGACTGACCACTTGCGATCATCAAGTATCTAAATAATAAAATTATTAATTTTCTATATAAAGTATGTGAGTGATTCGAACGAACGGAACGAAGTGAAGTGAAGTGAGAACACGAAGCATTCTACTGGCACGAAGTGCTGGTTGATATAAATAAAAGTGCATGGCATAGGTGAATGTTGTGCTTGTATGTGTGTTTGTATTAAAAACCTAATAGGTTTTATAGCCCTCTTTACTGAGGGCTTTTTTTTGAAGAACATAAATATTAAAACATATGTTAACCACAGAAGTAATTGAAAAGCTCACACAAGAAAAAACCAAAGGCACACATCATTTGTTGCCATTTGTACATCGCTGGATAAACAAATCAGACATACCACCTCACATAGAGCACATGTTGATCTGTTTGAGCAAATTAACTTCTGCAGAAATGAAGAGATTTCGTTTTTATGAAGATGAAATATATGTAATGCCAGAACAACGAGAACTATGGCGTTTAAAACAGAAAAAATTTGCAAAATAGGTAAATAGTTGTATATACGCTACAGTGACGAATATCACTGATTACAGGAATAACAATGACTGATGAAAATAACCCTCTAAGGCCACATTCCGTGAATACAGAACAAAAAACAGAATTTGTCGATGGGCATACATTTGTTGAGATCGACGGAAATACCTACGAGTATATTGCAGATGCAGTTCAAGAGCCTTATGCAGTACAGCCAAAGCGTAGATATGCTGAAAAAACCATAAAAGGCATACTGATTGGCAGAGGTGACACACAGCAGATTATTCCACTTGAGCAAGTAAAGAAGTTAGCAGAGCTGAATTGTAGTTATGCAGATATGGCCAAGTTCTTTGGTGTAAAAGAGAACACATTCAGAGATAACTTTCGTCATGAAGTAGAGCGTAGCAGAGAAATATTGAAGCATAGGTTAATGCAAGCCATGATAACCAATGCTATAGACAAAATGAATCCCACCGTGCAGATATGGTTAAGCAAGAACTTGTTGGGATTCACTGATAACCCGGTTTCAGCGGAGAACACCACTGTTCTTCCATGGCTTGAGGGTGATGAGTAGTCAAAAAGCAACAACTTACAGCCATTAGTTGTTCCCCTACATGTGATTTGTTATGGATATAAATCACTATTGCTATCGAGACTGCTCATCACTCTCACTTTTTTAGAGATATGTAGATATGAAGTTAACGGCACCACAAAAAGAGATACTGAACTCCCCCGCACGATTTAAAGTGGTGGCCTCAGGAAGACGTTTTGGTAAAACATACGCTTCAATTGCGGCAGTAGCACAAGCCGCACGATTCCCCAATAGAAAATGCATGATGGTTTTTCCTTCCTATAGAATGGCAAAGCAAATTGTGTTTGATGATCTAATACAGTTACTCAAAAGTAAGAATTGGGTAAAAAAAATTAATCAAAGTGATTTAACAGTTACTCTTGTTAACAACAGTCAAATAATGCTACGCAGTGCAGATAACCCAGACAGCATACGTGGTGTTGGCTTGGACTTTGTGGTCATAGACGAAGCCGCTGATGTTGATGAAGAAGCATGGACCGCGGTGATAAGACCAACACTGTCAGACAGATTGGGTTCTGCGCTGATCATAGGCTCACCTA